ACTCAAATTTTTGCAAGAGATATTAAACAATTAGCTAAAGATTTAGGTGTTACTAAAGATGAAGCTCTTCAAGCTGTACAGGCATTTAAAAGTTTTGGAGATTCCGAAACTGTAAAAACTTTAGCGGGAATATTTGGTTCTGATACAGCACCAATTACAGGATTAGCTGGTAGTAAAAATCAACTTGATATAGCTAATTTAATTTTACAGAGTAGAGACAAAATTTCTGAAGAAGATTTAGACGCACTTCTACGTCAAAATTTATTAAATGATGCAGCAAAAACAAATTTAGGCTTACAAGAAAGTATTGTTGACCAAAAAGCAAAAGAAAATCTTGAGGATGCAAAACGAATAACTTTTATGGACAGATTAACTGCTGCATTTGCCAATATGGGTCAAGGAGTTGGTGGAGCACCGATATTAGATCCTGTTCTTCCTGAAGATTTGAGAGATGAAAGAGTAAATAAAATTTTAGATGAGTCAAACGATAAAAGAAAAACAGAATTAGAAACTGTAGAGAAAGTAGTAGAGAACGA